GGGATATTATATTCTTATGGCAAATAAACACCGCAACATCGATAAAGATGAATTGCTTCAAATGGCGTACAATTATTGCGATTACTGCATTGCGTCAACGAAGGAAATCGCGACGAATTCAGGCGTGAAGCAAGTCAAGGAACGACACATTCCCACCGTGTCTTATTTCCTATTGCATTGGCTTCGAAGGGAACATTTTGATTTCTACAAACGGGCAAACTGGTACGATGCGCTGAAGGACGAAACACACCCATTGTCGGACACTATAAAAGGAATCGACGACCTTTTCAATTCGCTTGCCCGTGACATCGTGGCCAACGAAGGCAAGGGGATATTCTACGCCAAGAACAAGCTTGGAATGCACGACCGCCAACAAGTCGAAACAAGAAACGTCGAACGCTTCGATTTCGATGTCAACGATTAAAGGTTACCGACCGCATTCACGCCAACTTGACATTCACAACGCAATCAACCAAGGGCGTGAAAAATACTTCGCGTTGAACATTGGTCGCCAGTTCGGAAAGACAATGCTTGGAATCAATCAACTTTTGTACTGGGCAATCAACGACAAGGGTTCAAAGATTGCTTGGGTTACGCCCGTGTACAAACAAGGCAAGAAGGTCTTCGCTGAGCTTGAACGCGCCGTCGCGAAGTCGGGGTTGTTCGAATTCAACAAATCCGATTTGCGAATCACGGGATTCGGTTCATCAATCGAATTCTTTTCAGGCGAACGCCCGGACAACATTCGGGGAAATACCTTCGATTACATGGTCGTTGATGAATTCGCGTTCACACGTCCTGAACTTTGGGACGAAGTGTTGTCCGCGACGGTGCTTGTCAAGGGCAAAAAAGTGATATTCATTTCAACACCGAAGGGCAAGAATCACTTTCATCGCGTTTGCCTTCAGCACAATTATGACGACCGATACCGATATTTCCATTTCACGTCGTTCGACAATCCTATGATTGATCCGAAGGAACTTGAAGAACGTCGTCGGTCATTACCTGACCACGTGTTCCGTCAAGAATACTTGGCCGAATTCCTTGACAACGCTGGTGGGTTATTCAAGGGGGTTTCGTCTTGCATCGGTCAAGGTGAACGCACGAATCGAATGTACGGCGGTCTCGACATTGGTCGTGCTGACGATTACACGGTGTTAACTATCCTGAACGAACAAGGTCAAATGGTGCGCGTCGAACGTTGGCGACACGACGATTGGTCGCGAATCATTGACAAGGTGGCCGAACTCATTAGGCAACACAACGCAATCACCACGGTCGAGGTGAACAACCAAGGCGACGTTTTCTTCGAAATGCTTCGCAAGACCTTACCGAACAAGGTCGTTCCATTCGTCACCACGTCGAAGTCGAAACCTATCTTGATTGAAGACCTTGCGCTGGCGTTCGAACAACGAGCGCTTCGTGTCAACGATGTCAAATGGTTGCTTGACGAATTGGATTCATTTACCTATATTTACAATCCGAACACACGTGGCGTTCAATATAGCGCGCCCGTCGGACTACATGACGACGGCGTGATGTCCTTGGCGCTTGCGTGGAATTCATTGAAGAATAATAAATCGAAAGGACGTTACAATACCGCGAGAATATGAAAGTAAAATTACCAGCTTCGCTTCACGAATGCAAGCCTGACCAACTCGTCAAATGGTTGATGCTGGCCGAAGTCATCAAGGACAAGAAAGAGGACGACCTATTTCAAATGCTCGACTTTCAATGTCAACTTATTTCAATCTTTTCAGGGTTGACGGTTTCGAAGGTCAAGCAACTTGCAATCAACGACGTTCATCGTTTGGCTGGTCATTGCACCCGAATGTTGTCGTCTTATGAATACGCCGAACCGCTTGGACAAGTGACAATCAACGGGCAACGATACGTGTTTGAAAAGGACTTCCGATTGATTACGACCGGGCAAATCATTGACTTGAAATTGATTGACGACGTGGCGTCCGATCCAGTTCAGGCGCTTGCGATTTGCTACGTCGAAGAAGGAATGGAATACTGCCAAGAAGATTCACGTGGTCGTGTGTTAAATCCGAACGACAAACGATACCAAGCTTTCAAGGAAGAATTCGACGGGGTTGAATTCATGAATTTCTTCGGTTTTTTTTTGCGCGAATCCGAGAAGCGGAAGGACGCTATCTTGGCGATTCAAACAATACGGACGATGATGAACCAAAGGAAAGCAATGTCAACGATTCGGAATGGTTCACCTGGACAAGAATCCTTCAGCGACTTGGACAAGAGCTTGGAACAAGCATTGATTCAGTCACTAAACAACCATACGTGAAGACCTTGTTCTGGATGAACTACATCAAATTAAAAGACGAACAAGAATACTTATTAATGAAACAATCCTTCAAACATGGCTGACTTCGATTTCCTTGAAGAATTCGGGGTGTCGGTTGGTGAAGCGGAACAACCGCAAACCGTTTATGAAAAGTTCATCTTAAACGTCGGAAATAAAGTCACCGCCGACCTTCGCGAATACATTCAAAAGAACGCTTCGAACACGGGAGCGCTTGCGCAATCGGTCGTGTACTTTCCGACGGGAACGTTGTCGTTTGAAATCCAAGCGGACTTTTACTATAAGTTCGTCGACGAAGGTGTCAACGGGATTGATTCGAACGTTGGTTCGCAATACTCATTTAAGACGCCATTCGTTTCCTACAACATGGCGAAGGCCATTCAGGAATGGAAAGGACTTGACATGTCGCACGCGTTCGCGGTTGCTTCGAACATCAAGCAACGCGGATTGAAGCCGAAGAACATCACCGACACGGTCATCAATGACAAGGTCTTGGAAATGATTGCGAGCGACTTGGCCGAAGCGACTGGATTGACGTTTGAAGTTAAATTTGAAAAGACGACCAAAACATGGCAATAACATTAAACCAACAACCGCAATTCTTTCAACCAGCTTGCAATCCTTTCATTTGGTCATGGTCAAGCGACCAAACAACTCAACCGAACTTCAGCTTCATCGTTGAACTTTACGTTGATTTTGTCTTGGTATCGACACACCAAGTTTTCAACGAATCGGCTAACTTCGCTAAGTTCGACGCAAGCGGTGACCTTCGGTGTTTACTGACAAGTGAAATGGTGACAACGGGTTCATTGTTGACTTATTACGATCCAGCAATTTCATTTGTTTACATCAAGATTTACGAAAAATACGGAACACCGCCGACGTTGCAATCGTCGTTGTCTACGGCAACATCAACGAAGCGCGCTTGGAATGCTTCGCTTCGACACCCGGACTTCATCAATTTCGACCATTTAGATTACATGGTTTCACGGTTGAATCCGAATTCAGGGAACATTCTTTTCTTGACGGATTTCCCACGAGCGCGAAAGTATTTCGTTGGTCTTTATGAATCGGCGTTCTTGACGTTCTTGAGTCGTGGCGGTTCACCGACGACCGACTTCGAATTGAAGCTTTACGACGCGACGAATACATTGATTGCTTCGGACAACCTTTCGATTCCTTTGGCGCTGAACATTGGCGTTCTTGATTGCGCACCGCAAAACCTAATCGCGAACACATCGGTCACGTTGACGAACTTCCAAGCTTGCGCATACTACACGATACGCGTCAAGGCGACGGATTCGCCAGCGTTCTTTTCAGGCTATTCGGAAACGTTCACGTTCTACATGGATACGGAATGTCACCGCTACGACACGAAGCGACTTCATTGGTTGAACAAGCTTGGCGGTTGGGATTCCTTTACGTTCACGCTTGTGTCACTCAACACGTCCAAGGTTCAAACGTCGGACTACCAACGCGAACGCGGGGATTGGAACACGGCGGGAACCGATTGGCAATACACGCTTTACCACGGGCAAGACATGGCCTTTAATAAATTTGCAACCGACCAACTTGTTTTGAATTCCGACTGGATTCACGAAACCGTTCAAAATTGGTTGGTGCGTGACCTTTACGAATCGCCGAAAGTTTACCTTGAAACGTTACCGCAACGATTCGAACCAGTACGAATCACGAATGAAGCGTATCAACAAAAGCAACGACGCGTCGACGGATTGATGCGGGAAACCGTGAACATCGAAAGGACGTACAATTACAATTCACAACTTGTTTAATGGCTGGCGAACTATATATAAACAACCGAATCATTGAACTCGACCAAGCGTTGCCGTTTCCGCTTACATTCAACATTAGCGACATTCGCGACGTGTCATCAAGGAAAGGTAACAAGTCGAAGACGATTAGCGTTCCCGGCACGCAATCGAATTGCGCCTTGTTCCGTTCGATATTCTTGTTAACGTACACCGACGAAACGACACCAACGAATTCGGCGTTCTTGGACTTCGATCCAAGCGCGAAAGCGACGGCACGATATTACAACAACGGGATTCTTGAATTCAACGGAATTGCTCAACTTCAGGAATGTCGATTGGTCAAGGGAACATGGACGTTTGAACTTACGCTTGTTTCCGATACGATTGACTACATCGGCGAAATGAAGAAAATCAAAATCAACGAACTTGATTTCAGCGAATACAATCATGCGTTGACAATGGCGAATCAGTTCGAAACGTGGAATGGATTCAACCAAGTGAACGGGGTGTCAACGGCCATTAAGACGGGAACGAATTGGGACGGAGTTGGTTATTACTACGGCTTGATTGATTACGGCTATCCACGAACGGCATCGGACAAGTTCGATTGTAACCAGATACCGCCACAAGTTTTTGTTTACGGAATCTTGAAGAAGCTATTCGACAAGGTTGGAATCACTTGGTCGTCGAACTTCATCGAATCACCAACGTTTAAGAAATGCGCCATGGCTTATTACGGCGGTGACTTTCCGACCATTAGCCCGACGCAATCGGCAACGGATTCGGTGACGGCAATGGAAGAAAACAATGCGAACGGCTTCATCATTAACGGTTCAACAAGTCAAGTCGGGCAGGGTGTTATCTTTTGGATTGACGCCAATCTTTCGGACAACGTTGATTCACAAATCGCGACCGATCCATTGAACCAAGTCGTGACGTCCGATCCATTGTTGATTAAGGCGGGAACAACTGGTCTTTATTCGGTGGAATATAACGGAACGCATCAACTCGATGTAAGCTTCAGTTCGGTGGCTATTAATTTTTTCAAAGCTCGACTGGTGTTGAATATCATCAAGAACGGCAACTTGATTGCGCAAGACATTATCTACACGGCCAACGTTGACAATTTAACGGGTAACTATTCGAACACCTTCACGTTCAATTACACGCGGTCGGTGAACATGGCAATCAACGACCAAATCAAATTCGGCATAAACTTAATCATTGACGACGCTCAAAGCTTAGGTTCAAATTCAATTACACGAACGATTGAACTGACTTCGATTTCGGCGAATATCAATTTCATCAAGTCACAACAAGCGCTTGCACCCGGTGGCACGGTGGCCGTCAATTCGTTCTTGCCTGACATGACTGGCGA